AATATAACCGCATTCAACTACGATGAATTTACTACATGGCGTAGCGCATTTAGGGAATGTGCAAAACTAAGCTCTAGTTTAAAAATCGAAGGTGGCGGGGATTCCGAAACTAAAAAACGTTTAAAAATTTGGACCACAGTAGGTCAAGATCGGCACATGGGCGAGTTTGCTATTGCCGGTGCAGTCCAAGGTAAGAAATACGGCAACGAAAATTACAACGATCCTGATAAACTAAAATTAGTCAATGACTATGAATGGTTAAGAAATAGGTTTGACAAACAGTTCGAAAAAGCAAAAAATAAATTATCATGAGTAAAAAAGTTAAATACTCATATAATGCTAGACGTATTCTTTTTAAGCTACAATGAACCCTATGCAGATGAGAACTATCGTCTCCTGCTGACAAAAGCACCACATGCTCGCAGAGTCGATGGCATTAAAGGCTTTGTCGAAGCACATCAAGAATGTGCTCGTCGCAGTTTTACCAGTAATTTTTATGTCGTTGATAGTGATGCAATAATTGTTGACGATTTTGATTTCTATTTTACGCCCAGCAAATATAATACTTGGTGGGGAATACCAGAAAGCGAATGTCTTTGTTTATGGACAAGTATCAACCCCATCAATGATTTAAGATATGGACACGGCGGCCTAAAACTTTTGCCCAAGCAAAAATTATTAGCAAAGAATCCCAAGACTGTAGACTTTACCACCGGATTTGGTTTGAGTATTAAGTTTTTTGATAAGGTCAGTAATATTACAAAATTTAACTATGATGAATTTACCACATGGCGTAGTGCTTTTAGAGAATGTGCTAAATTAGAATCTAACTTAACCAACGAAGAATTGAGACATAAGTTAAATTACAACGAAGATAAAATTTCTCAATTTGTTGAAGAAACTAAAAACAGATTGGAAATATGGTCTACTGTAGGCAAAGATAAACAGTTCGGACAGTATGCAATAGATGGAGCACGGGCCGGTAGAAATTACGGCGACCTGCACCGCAATAATACTGATCTACTGAAATTAATTAATGATATCGAATGGATGAAAAATGAGTTTAATGAATTCTATAAACAGCAATAACTTTATTAACTTAAAACTACGTGATGTTCCTGTGGTATTTTTAAGCTACGACGAACCTAATGCAGATGAAAATTTTAAATTTCTCCAGGAGCAACACCCTGACAGCACTAAAATTCTAAGAGTTCATGGTGTAAAAGGTTTTGACGCTGCACACAAAGCTGCTGCACAGGCAGCAGGCACAGATAGATTTTTTACTATAGATGCAGACTGTCGAGTTGATCGGTCAATTTGGTCTAAGACTGTCGAGCTTACAGCAGATATAGAACGTGCCACACTAAGTTGGAGCAGCCGCAACGTAGTAAATGGATTGGTCTATGGCAATGGCGGTGTAAAGTTATGGTTTGCTGAACATGTAATGAACATGCGTAGTCATGAATCTGCAGACAAAGAAGACGGCCGCAACAACGTAGACTTTTGCTGGGACCCCGAAAACTACAAACAAATGAATAATACCTACGGTGTTGTTCATAATAATGCTACTCCTAAGCAGGCATTTCGTGCAGGCTTCCGCGAAGGTATTAAAATGGGACTTGACCAAGGGGAGAAGGTAGGCATCGAACATTTCAAACATAAGATGTATCCTGCTAATTATGCTCGTTGGCTAATATGGCAAACAGTGGGCCGAGATGTTGAAAACGGTGCCTGGGTAATCTACGGAGCAAGACTGGCTGCATGGAAGCTATACATAGAAAACTTTGATCATACTGTTATTGCTGACTATGATTGGTTTAATAGCTTCTGGGAAGAACAGACGCAGATCTTGGCACACGGCGAATATCTAGAAAGTCATAATCACAGACTGCTAAATGAATTACGTGCAGGATTAGAACTGCCATTGGTCGAATTAGATGCAGCACAGAGCATGTGGTTTAAACATGTTCACTTCAGTCCCAGCAAAGGTCAAGGATGGCCAGCCCTATTAAATCAAAGCGCACTACCCCTGTATGGATTCACTTTACCAAAGTTCTAATATTCCTGTATATTTCTTATATACAGATGAAGACAACCTCAATGAGAATTGGCAGCGTTTGCACAAATTTGCTCCTTATGCAGAAGCAGTTGCCAGCGTAGGCACTATTTTTGAAAGTCACAAGCATCTAGCAGAACGTTGCCAGGGCGATAGATTTTATGTTGTTGACGCCGACTGCTGGATAGTTGATGGATTTAGCTTTAACAAGCAGATAGAATTAAAGCCAAAAAATGTTGCAGTTTTTAGAGCAAAGAATCCTATAAATGGACTGGTATACGGACACGGAGGTATCAAGCTCTTTAGCAAGGATTGTTTTAGTGCAGAACGATTGGATAGACCTGACATGACCACTAGTTTGGCAGATGGTTATATCAAGTTAAATATATTGGCCAGCGAACATAGATTTAATTACACTCCATATGCAACATGGAGAACAGCATTTAGAGAAGCGGTCAAACTCAGTGCAGGCATTAATAAAAACAATGACGACAGGGAAAGTCTAGACAGACTTAACATGTGGCTAAATGCCGGCATTGAAGCACAATATGGATATTTCGCTATACAGGGTGCAAGACAAGGCGAACAGTATGCAAGATTAAAAGACGCAGATTTTACTCTAGTCAATGATTTTGCATGGTTAGAAGATAAGTTTTATAAATGGGTTGGAATAAATGGAAACAAATGAAATAACATGGTTGTTTGGAATAGAAAAGTATTTTCACTTTGTTCAGGATTCTGACAAGAAAATTTTTATTCGCAATATAATTAATCTTAAATATGCAGATCAACAGTCTAAACCATGGTCTTTGAAGAAGTTGATATCCGACGACTATAACAAATATCCCGACCAGAATCGAGACAGTCGTTTAAATTTCTATACCAATGTCTGCTCTAAGGACGAAATTGATACTAAAAGTATTATATGGACCATGGTTAGTATATGGCCCAATGACGAGTTTATCGGCAAGCTGGCAAAAATAGTAGAAATCGAAAAAGAATCACTGTTGCCTGTAATTTTCTCCAAGAGCCAAGTATTAAGCAAGATATGGATGGCTGAGATTTTAACTAAGTTTAATTTAAACTTTAATAATATACTGTTGATCGGCGGCTGGTTAACACATCACAGTCTCTATCTCAAAGATATTAATTATAATAAATTATTCAGCATAGATCCTGATAGGGATCATAATGGTCTAATAGAGATTATCAATCCTGACGCATATGTGGAAAATAAAGACATAAACAAATGTTTTGACTCTACTGGAAATCTTACATTTTATGGCAAAGTTCTATCGCCTGATTTAATTATTAACACTAGTTCAGAACACATGAGCACAGAATGGTTTGAGAAATTGCCCATGGGTAGTTTGGTGTTTATTGAAAATAACAGCGAAATTAGCGACGAACATGTTAATGCATCGGAAACACTGCCTGACTTTTTAAGAAAATTTCCCATGTCTAGTATTTTATATAGGGGAGAATTAAACTTGCCTTCCTATAAAAGATATGCACTATATGGAATAAAATAATGTATCGTTACGAAGATATCAGAACAGTTCATTTAGAAATGACAGAAGCCTGCAACGCCAGCTGCCCTATGTGTGCCCGCAATTTAAACGGCGGCGAACTTAATCCCTATCTACACGGAGCAGAACTTTCCATTGCCGACATTGAACGGATATTTCCTGTTGATTTTGTCAAGCAGTTAAATAGAATCTATATGTGCGGTAATTACGGAGACCCTGCTGTAGCAGCCGACACGTTGGAAGTTTTTGCTTATTTTAGGCAACACCATCCAAAACTTAATCTAAGTATGCATACCAATGGTTCGATAAAGAAACCTGAATGGTGGGCAGAACTTGCTGGCGTTATCAATAAACGTGGCCACGTTATATTTGGATTAGATGGACTAGAAGATACAAATCATTTATACAGGCAAGGCACAGTGTGGAAAAACATCATGCGTAATGTCGAAGCATTTATAGCAGCGGGCGGCAGAGCACGGTGGGATTATATTGTATTTGCACACAACGAACACCAAGTAGAAGAAGCCCGTGCTCTTGCTGAGAAAATGGGTTTCGAAAAGTTTAATATAAAGAAAAGCAATAGATTTTTTAGTAACCCCCGGGGACAGGTAAAAACTGAGCATCAAGCTGGTAATAGAAAAGGACAGGCAACAACATTATTAGCCATGCCCACTAATCCAGAGTATCATAATGCTGCTATTAAAAAGCTAGCAGATCTAAGCAAAGATAAAAAAGAAATTAATAGCCTCGACGTCTTGACCACAGTAGAAGCCTTGAAAGATAGACTGGGTGCCCAAAAATTCAATATTGATGCCGACAAGAAAAAAGACATGGAAAAGTATTGGGATACTGTTCCTATTAAATGCAAAGTTGCTGAAGAAAAAAGTATCTATGTAACAGCCGAGGGTTATCTGCAACCCTGCTGCTGACAGCTGGTCAAATGTATGTATGGTATTGGAAGGAACGTGGCGGCCAAATCTGGTCGGCAATAGATCAGGCAGGATTGGATACATTAGATCTAAGAAAACATAGCATTAAGGATGTTGTTGAAGGAAAATTCATGCAAGATATTGTGCCTAATAGTTGGAACAAGTCTAGTTGTGCAGAAGGAAAATTGGCAGTCTGTGCCAAGACGTGCGGAACTAAATATGATGCGTTCCAGGAACAATTTAAATGAAACTAAAAGACGTTAAAAAAATAGAATTAGAGATAACCAGCAACTGTAATGCAGCTTGCCCTGGTTGTGCTAGAACACAAAATTTAGACCTTATAACAGTAGACACTATCACTCTTGGTGACATAATGAAAATGTTTCCGGATGAGACGCATATTGCAGACAAAAACTTTAAATTTTGTGGCGTGTTAGGTGATCCTATTATCAATAAAGATTGTCTGGACATTGTTACATATTTGGTAGCCAATGGAGGTCACTGTCAATTGAGCACAAACGCAGGCCTGCGCGACGCATCTTTTTGGACACAGCTTGGTCTATTAAGTAAACATACCGGCAAAGTTGATATAAATTTTTGTATAGATGGACACAGGGAAACAAATCATATCTATAGAATTAACACAGACTGGGATGTCATTGAGCGTAACATCGAAGCATATGCAGCAGCAGGTGAAGGTAGTGCATTAGGCACATGGGTGTATATTGTTTTCGATCATAATGAACGCGAATTAGAAATTGCAGAAAAACATGCAGCAAAATTAGGTTTTCAATTTGCCACAAGAACAGGCATGAGAAATAGCTTACATAATTGGATCAGTGATTTAAAGAAAAAAGACAAAAAGACAAAAGAAGTTGTTCAGCAACAGACTGTTATAACAACAACTGGCAACAAAGAACACAGTAAAAAAGAATTAATTAGATCGCTAGACGAATTCATAAGCATTGCAAATAAAAAGAAAAAAGTTACTCCTCCGCCTGGCGTTAGTATGATGCTGACTACAGAAGACGAATACGATAGAAAAAAACAAGAAGTAATCGACAGCATCAAATGTAAAATGGTACACGAAGATGAAATTTTCATCGCCAGCAACATGACATTATGGCCCTGCTGTTTTTTATGGGACAATGCATTTAAAAATAAAGAAAATATCAATGAAAAATTGGGTATTTTTGAAGAAGGCTGGAACGATTTACGTAAACATACTATAGACGAAATAATGGCCCATCCTTGGTTTACTAAAATCTTAGGCGATAGTTGGGACCCGGATCACCCACTACATTTTAATAGATGTATAAGAACATGTGCTTACAACAAAGCATATCAAAACGAATTTAATTATAAGGACAAGGCATAATGGCGCAATCTCCCAGCAAGACATTTTGTATTTTACCATGGGTGCATTTAAGCACTCGTCCTAATGGACATATGCGTGTTTGCTGTACCGCCAATGCCAGCAGCGTAGGACCAACAAATGATAAGGTACACGGCGGAGAAGTTGGCGTTCTTAAGAACGAGGATGGCAAGCCTGCTAACCTAAACGTAACAGACTTCTTGAGCAGTTGGAATAACACCTACATGAAGAACACTCGTCTTAAGATGTTGGCCGGTGAAGAGCCTCCTAGTTGCACCAAGTGCTACAAGGAAGAACGCGAAGGACACATGAGTAAGCGTCAATGGGAAACTGCATACTGGAGCAAGCGTGTAGATGTTGATAAGCTAATTGAAGATACCGCAGAAGACGGCAGCATACCTCCGCAGATCACCTATATTGACATGCGTTTTGGCACCAAGTGTAACCTAGCCTGTGTTATGTGTAGTCCACACGACAGTAGCTTATGGGTTCCAGAGTGGAACGCAGTGTATCCTACTATCGAAAATGCTACATTAAAAGAAACAATGGGCTGGAATAACAAGGGCAAGGAAAACGGGGCCAGCTATAACTGGCACAAGAACAATCCTAAATTCTGGGAACAGCTATGGGAACAAGTGCCCAACATGAAACAGCTTTACTTTGCAGGCGGAGAACCCCTAATCATTGAGGAGCATTATGACATACTGGAAGAATGTATTAAACAGGGTTATGCTAAAGACATGGAAATCCGATACAACAGTAACGGTGTGGAGTGGCGAGAAGACCTCTTTGAATTATGGAGTCACTTTAAATTGGTGCGTTTCCATTACAGCGTTGATGCTGTGGGAGAACGAAATGATTATATCCGATATCCTAGCAAGTGGGAGAGAAACCTCGAAGCCTTTAGACAACTAGATCAAGAAACTACAAATAACGTAGAAGTGACTATTGCGTGTGCAGTGCAGGCCTTGAACATTTATTACATTCCTGAATTCTTAAAATGGAAGTTAGAACACGGCTTTAAGAAGATCAACATGTGGCCTTTTGGTGCAGGCGGCATTAACTATCACTTTGTATATCATCCGCCACACCTAAACGTTAAAGTATTACCTATGTGGTTTAAGGATGAAATCGAACGCAAGTATGAAGAGTTCATACCATGGTGGCAGGCCAACTGGGAAAAGGGTGTTCCTGATTGGCACAAGGGCAAGGTAACTCGTGAAATGTTCGATAATGCAGACTATGGCGTAGATAGATTACGCGGCATGGTTCGCTTTGCCAAGAGCGAAGATTGGAGCAACAGGCTCCCTGAAATGAAAGAATATTTGGAAAAGTTAGATCTACATCGAGGCACTAACTTCTACGAAACATTCCCGGAAATGAAAGATATTTTTAAATGAACCAACCAGTCAAGTGTTTTTATACTCTAAGCGGTATAAATTATAAAAATGGTTTTGCTACCAGCTGCCCACAGCAGAGTGATCAGTTGTATATACTAGAAAATAATAGTATCAAGCCCAGCGACATTATTAATAGCGAAGGTTTCAAAAAGCACAGAAAAGAAATGATGTCTGGGCAGTGGAGCACGGGTTGCCATTTATGCAAAGACGTAGAAGCTGCTGACGCAGGACATTCTATGCGTCAAGATTATTACGCAGATGATTCCTATTATAATTACGAAACAGGTGAAATTGACTTCAAGTCTGTTGAACATGTGGAATTGAGATTTAGTAATGCCTGCAACTTTGCCTGCCTGCATTGTAGCGATGTTTATTCAAGCGGCTGGATGAGTAAATTAAAATACTATCAAGCAGACGAAGAAGATCGAAAGCACGAGTTGGTTCAATTGACCAGGACCATGCACAGGGCAAGTATTACAGACAAACTATCTATAGATATCGATGTTGACAGTATG